TGCACAGGCCGGCGGTGGTCGTCGAGACGATCGGCAACGAGACGCGCTACGGCCACACGTCCGCCGACGTGCACGCGTGGTTCACGGCACACGGTTACGCCGTCGCGGAGCGGCTGCCGCACGACACTATCTACACGTGGGGCGGCTCGTGAAAATCGGCATCTACGCGCTGGCCAGGAACGAGGAGTCCCACGCGATCGACTGGGCGGAGTCGACCGACGGCGCCGACGTGGTGATCGTCACGGACACCGGGTCGACCGACTCAACCCCGCAGCGTCTGCGGTCCTGCGGCATCACGGTGATGACCGGCAACGTGATCCCGTGGCGGTGGGACGACGCGCACAACCTGTCGCTGTACCACCTGCCGGACGACGTGGACGTGTGCGTGCGGCTGGACCTCGACGAGCGGCTGCAGCCCGGGTGGCGTGAGGCAATCGAGCGGGCGTGGACGGGCAACGTCAACAACCTGCGGTATCGGTACGTGTGGTCGTGGAAGTCGCCCGGCGTGCCCGGGCTGGTCTTCCTGTCGGACCGCGTCCACGCCCGCCGCGGCTTCCGGTGGTCGGCACCGACGCACGAGGGGCTCGTGTGCTGGTCGGGCGAGAAGGTGCAGGCCGTCGCCGACGGTCTCGAGATCCACCACCACCGGACGCCAGGCAAGCGGCATAAGACGGACCTCGAGCTGCTCGAGGTTGCGGTCCGCGAGGCGCCGCACGACGCCCGCGCTCACTGGTACCTCGCCCGCGAGCAGGAATGGGTCGGGCACCCGGCCGCGGCGGCGACGTTCGCCCACTACCTCGGCCTGCCGGGCACGCCGACCGAGCGGTCGTACGCCTACCGAGCCCTGTACCGGCTGACGCAGGACGAGCGGCACCTGCACCGAGCGGCCTACGAGGCGAAGGCGGAGCCCGACGCGTGGCAGCAGCTGGCGTGGGTGCACTACCAGCGGCAGGAGTGGCAGGAGTGCCTGACGTTTGCGGAGGCGGCCATGCAGGCCACAGGCGAGTCGACGCACGCCACCGACCCGGACGCCATGACACGAGCCTACGACCTGGCGGCCGTGGCTGCGTGGAATCTAGGCAAGCACCCACAAGCCCTGCAGTACGCCCGCGAGGCTGTGCGACGATGCCCGGACGACCCGCGGCTGGTCAAGAACGTGGAGCAGATCGAGGCCCATGAGCAGCACGCTGCGTGAGATTGCCGACGCTCTTGCCGACGGACTCGACGCCGAGACGTTCACGTCGGTGGCGACGCAGCCGGCCGTCGAGCGAGTCAACTGGCCGGACTACACCATCGAGGAGATGGTCGATCCGGTCATCGCGGTCATGCCTGGCACGTTGACGATCGAGCGAGTCGACCGCACGCACCACCAGTACGACTACCAGGCCGTGGTGTTCGTCGGCCGGCACACGCCGTCGGACGAGATGGCCGACGACATGCTCGACCTGGCGGAAGAGATCGCGGACGCGATCCGGGCACACACTTGGGACCAGGCGGTCGTCTGGCCCAGCGGCGTCACCACGCCGGTCGAGGTCGCGATCGAGGTGAACCCTGACGACGCGTTGCACGACCGCAACGTGTGGCGGGCGGTCATCACCGCCACCTACAGGACGTTCCGCTGATGGCAGGCCGACGTGGCGGAAACCGCCGGCCCGTGTCGGCCGCGACCGCGAGCCAGCGGGCGATCACCGCGCGGGTCAAGGGGCAGTTTTTCGACCGGTCCAAGGTTCGCCGGCTGCTCGAGCGAGCCAACTACGAGGCGCTCAAAAAGGCCGGCATGGACATCCGCCAGGCGTCGAAAAAAGGCATCGGTCAAAACGCACCCAAGCGGACCAAGGCCGGTCAGCGCGAGGTGAAGGCCGGGGCAGTGATCGAGTTCATGAACGGGCTTTACCGGGACCTGACCATGATGGGAAGCGGCAAGCCTCGGCCTGCCGGAAAGCCACCCAAGTCATGGGCACCAAAGCGGTGGCTCTACAACGACATCATGTACTTTTGGGACGCGACGACGCGCAGCGTGGTCATCGGCACCCTTCGCGCTGACTGGCTGGGTCGGCTGCACGAGTTTGGCGGGTCCCTGACGCTGACGGCGTGGCGGATCGGCATCGGAGCGGCTAGGCGTGCGAAGGATGCACGAGATGCCGGCAAGCCGATCCCGAGGCTTGCCAGTGGCGGCTATGACTATGGCGCCATCCTGTGGACGCACAAGGGATTCAGGGGCGCCAAAAACTGGGACAAGACCACGATCACTCGATCGGTCACCTATCCCAAGCGGCCGTTCATGCAGGGTGCTGCCGGCGTGCAGAAGGTCGTGGCCCGCATTTTTACGCGGTTCCGCGACACCATCCGCGCGGCGTAACCGTCCACACCCCCTGCGGCGGCCGCGTCGCCTGGCCGTACCCTGCCAGTGACACCAGCAGGAGCCACACATGGCCGTCACGCTCGGCAAGGACGTCACGATCTCGGGCCTCGCCAACGCCCGATCGATCACGGTGAACAACACCGCGAACGAGGTGGACGTCACCAAGTTCGGCGACAGCTTTCGCACGTTCGTCAAGGCCATGGTCGAACAGACCATCGAGGTCGAGTGCGTCGACAGCCCGGGCAAGGCTGTCGGCGAGACGTTCACGCTCACCGGCACGACGACGGGCGACACGGTCGAATTCGTGGTCACCAACGTGGCCCAGTCGCAGCCCATCGACGGCATCATCACGTTCACTGTCAGCGCCCAGCGCTACAAGACCCAGACCTGACCGGAGACCACCATGGCGATCACCCTCGGATTCAAGGCGGCCAGCGCCCCACCGTTTGGAACCGACGTCATCTCGGCGACCTACACCGAGGAGGCCGAAGTCGTCGACGTGTCGAACCGTTCCAACGTCGGCACCGGCACGGTCGGCTATCGTGCCTTCGACACGGGCTTCAAGTCGCAGACTTGGGAGATCGAGTGCCATGACGCCACGGGCGTGATGGCGCAGCTCGTGAGCAACACCGCGACGAGCAACTTCGTGGTTATGGGTGTCACCGAGAACGTGTCCATCGACGGCGCCGTGACGTACACGATCACCGCGCGTCGGGGAGGCATCTGACTCGTGGCGATCACGCTCGGCAAGGACGCGACGCTGACCGTCGGCGGTGCGATCGCGAGCGTGCGAAACGTCACGTGGACAGCGACAGCCCGCACGATCGAGATCGAGGAGTATGGGTCGCGCGAGCAGGCCGTGTATTCCACCGGCTGGGCTGCGACCGTGTCGTTTGAGATCAACGACGACGGTGACATGGATCTCGATCTGCTGCTCGACGGCACGCTCGTGGCCGTATCTGGCGGGGAGGCCGGCTGGGCGTTCGACGCTGTCGTCACCGGCATTAACGAAACTAACCCGCTCGACGGGGCCACGAGCTGGACCGTCGAGTGTGCGTTGACTAGGTCTGGGCTCAGGAGCTGACCATGCGTGAGTTCAAGGACGACGAGGGCCGGCCGTGGCGTCTCGTCATGACCGTGGGCGCCGCCGCGAGGGTTAAGGACCTTGTGCGTATCGACGTCCAAGAGGACGAAGAACAGCCGGACGGGTCCGTCCGCAAGGTCGACCGGTCGATCCCGTTCGACCTGATCGACGTCTCGACGATCGGACGCGCCCTTGAGGTGATTCGCTCCCGGTACACCACGATCGGCGAGGTGCTCTACGCGATCCTTTGCCGACAGGTCGACGAGCGCAAGCTGACGAAGGAAGAGTTTTTGGAATCGCTTCGCGGTGACTCGCTCGAGGCGGCGCAGCGGGCGCTCGAGGAGGAGCTGGTCGATTTTTTCCCCCTCCGCCTTCGCCGCATGATCAAGCAGCTCGTCGAACGCATGGACGAGCTGCAGGCCGAGCTGGCCAATCGGGCGGAGGCGCAACTGCAAAAGACGACGGTCGAGTCCCTGCTCGGACCATCTGGGACGCCATTTACGAGGCCGCCGGAATTCTCGGAGTCAACCCAGACGAATGGACCCTCCGTGGACTCTTCGCCGCTCGAGACGCTCGTCTAGAGCAGGAATGGTGGCGGGTCGCGTGGCTGATGAGTCAACAAGCCAACCTGAACCGCAGCAAGGGCCAACCGCAAGCCAAGCCGATCGAGTTCAACCCCTTCGCCAAAAAGGCCACGCCGCGGCAGGCGACGCCCGACGAGATCCGCAAACTGCTCGGGCCGAATTGGCATGAGGTAAAAACATGAGTGCCAACGCAGTCCGCCAGGGCAAGGTCTACGTCGAGATCGGGGCGGACCCCAAGAAGCTGTTTGCGGCCCTTGGCACGATCAACAAGCGGATGGGGCAGCTCGGCTCGTCGATGATGTCGATCGGCAGCCGGCTCATGGCTGCCGGCAGTGCGATCACGGCGCCGATCGCCGGCGCGGCGGCTGCGTTTTCCGAGGTCGGGGATGCGGTGCAGAAGATGGCCGCGCGCACCGGCCTGTCGACAGAGGCTGTGTCCGCGTTTGGGTTTGCGGCCGGCCAGTCGGGCACCGACATCGGCACGCTGGAAAAGGGCATCCGCACGATGCAGCGGACGCTCGACACGGCATCACAGGGTGGCAAGGCCGCCGCCAAGGCGTTTGAGCGGCTTGGCGTCGACGTCAACGCGCTCAAGCAGCTGTCGCCCGAGGATCAGTTTCTGGCGTTGTCAGACGCGCTTGCGCAGGTGCAGGACCCGGGCGAGCGGGCGGCCTTGGCGATGGCCGTGTTCGGTCGTGCCGGCACGGCGCTCCTGCCCATGCTCGAGGACGGTGCCGGCGGCATACGGGCGCTCATGCAGCAGGCCGAGCAGCTCGGCATCGTCATGGATCAAGAGACGGCTGACTCTGCGGCACGACTAAACGACTCGATCGGCGAGCTGATGACGGCGCTCAAGGCCGTGACCGTCACGGTGGGCGCCGCCGTCGCGCCGGCAATGGCTGGACTGTCGTCGTCGATCGCGATCCTCGTCGGCCAGGTGTCGAGGTACATCAGCGAAAACAAGGTCTTCGTGCAGCAGGCGTTGGCCGTGGGGGCCGCGATGGTGGCGGTCGGCGGCACACTCACGGCCGCCGGCTTTGCGGTCAAAACGCTGTCGACCGGCGTGGCGGCGCTTGTGTCGCCGCTGGTATCGACGGTCAAGGTTGCCTACCAGCTGGCGGCGTCGTTTGTGTCCGCAGCCGCCGGTGCCGTGCTGTACGGCGTGAAAACGACCGTGGCGGCGGCGACCAGCTTGGCCGCGTGGGTGGCCGCCAACGCCCCGCTGGCGATCGCCGTAGGCCTGCTGGGTGCCGTGGCAGGGGCTGCCATCTACGCTGCCGGCGGATTCGGTCAGATCGCATCGGCCATCGGTGGAGCGTTCGTCGACGCCGGCAACAACGCCATGGGTGTGCTACGCGACCTGGGCGCGACCGCCACGGCGACGTTCGACGGCGTGTACCAAGAGTTGGCCGCCGGCAACCTAGCGGGCGCCATGGACATCCTGTGGCTCGGTCTACAGGCCGGCTGGGCTCGAGGAGTCGAGGCCCTGATGGGGCAGGTCGACTCGTGGGTGGCGACGTTCCAGAACACGTGGACGTATCTTGGTGCGCAGGTTGCAGGTGAGTGGGAAGGTATGTGGTCGTACGTTGTGCAGAGCGCCAACACGTTCGGCGCGATCCTAAAAGGTGCATTTGACAACGTCATAAACTTCATTCTCGCGTCTTGGGACGCTATGGAGTCAGCCGTTCGGAAGTCGTGGAACTATGTTCAGTCTTTCATCAGAGACGGCTACGCTCTTGCAAAAGAAAATTCGCAGGTGGATAGCGAAATGTCAGCGAGGGCCGCAGCTCGCGCTCAGTCTCGTCCTGGCATTGCTGGACGTATAGAGACGGCAGCACAGGAGAACGCACAAACGGCTGCTAATGCGCAGCGCAATATCGACGCCATGAACGCCAATGCTGACGCCACGGCTCGAGGCCGCCTAAACGCCAACGCGCAAATGGCCGCCGATCGTCGCAGCGTCACCCAAGAGGCTGAGGCTGCGCTGGCAGAGGCGTTGGCAGCCTCAGCTGCTCAAGCTGCCGAGCGTGCCGCCGCCCGAGGCAACGAGCAACGCATCCGGGAAGGTGCCGGCGCCGCTGCCGCCGGCATGGAGCGCGGCGAGGTAGCCGGCACGTTCTCCGCGGCCGCGGCCAGCGGCCTCGGGTTCGCTCGGTCACTCGCACAGCAGCAGGTCGACCTGCTTGAGCGCATTGCTGACAACACGGACGAAGACCCGGCAACTGTGGGGACCTGACGCATGCCGACATACACATGGGTCGAGGACTCTGCGAGCCGGTCGGCGACGATCTACCGTCTCGGGCAGCGCAGCCAGAACACGTACAAGAAGTCGTGGAAGATTTTCGGCACGACCGACGACCGTGCCGTGCACGACGACGTGAACGTGACGCTGTGGACCAGCTACCTCTACTGGGAGTACCCCGGGCAGCCGCTGAACAAGCTGCAGGCCGAGAGCTACACGCTCGACTACCTGGGCGACGAGGCGTGGCAGCTGACGGTGAGCTACGTCAGCCGCGGTGCGGACGACGACCAGAAGCCGGACCCTCTCCGTCGCTCGAGGTCGTTCGACACGTCAGGCGGAACGACGCACATCACGCAACAGCCGAGCTATGCGGCTGGCACAGCGCTGGGTGGATTGGTGTGGAACACAGAAAAACGTTATCCGACTGGCGGCTCCAACGCTGCACCAGACCAACAGGGTGCCATCGGTGTCGACGGCCAGACTGTCCAAGGCGTCGACGTAGTAATCCCTGCCTTGCAATGGACCGAGACCTACGACGTACCAACCCAGTACGTAACAACCGACTACATCAAAATCGTGTCGGCGATCACTGGCACAGTCAACAGCAGCTCATTTAGGGGATTCGCCGCTGGCGAAGTGCTGTTTATGGGTGGCAGCGGGTCGCAAGACTGGGACGCCGAGAAGGGCAACTCGCCTTGGTCCCTGTCCTACAAGTTCGTCGCACAGGCCAACGCCGATGGTACGACCCTGCCACAATTGAATGTTGGCGACGTGACAGGCATCGAGAAAAAAGGTCACGAGTACCTGTGGGTGCGGTACGAAGACTCCGTATCTGGAACAACGCTGTTAAAAAAGCCGCTGCACGTGTACGTCAACCAGGTCTATCCAGAGGCCAATTTTTCTTTGCTTGGGATCGGGGTGACCTGATGGCCAGGCGTGACGGACGGATCGAGGCCGGTCAATCGCTGAATTCGGCGATATCGGCCAGGGCGTGGAACCGGGCACAAGACGCAGCCGACCTCGTGCTGGGTCAGCGGCCTGGAATGAATGCCGACGCCGCCTCCTATGGAGGTGCACCCTACATCGCACTGCCGTGCAAAAACGTCAGTGGCCAGACCGTGCCACGCTGGGGCGTGCTGGCGATTACCGGACTAGAGGTCGCACCAACTGGTGCTACTGGTCCGGCAACGTCGCAGTACGAGCAATCACCTGTCCTGAGGGGCAGCACGCCAACCACGTCGACCAACGATTTGTTTGGCGTAGCCGTGGAGCCAATCGCCAATAACGCAATCGGCAGGCTGGCTGTGGATGGCCTTGTTCAGGTCAAGCTCGAAGTACGCAACACGGCGGACGCGACGGCCGGCCCGAAGGCGTCGACGGCCGAGCTGCAGAGCGGCGGCAACGGTGCGGCCATCATCTACAAGGAGTCCGGGACTGGTGCGAACAAATGGGCACTGGTGCGGATTGGCGCAGGGAGGGGCACCGTGCGACTAGGAACCGTCTCCGCGACGTGGAACAAAGGCGCCACTGCCACGGTGACGCAACAAGCCGGCGACGGCACGGCGTTGTCACCTGCCACAACGTTCACGGCCACCAACTATTTCGCCACGGTCACCGTATCTAGCGGCACGCGACGGGTGGCGTGTGCGTTGATTGACAGCACGTGGGTACTGATTGCGGCGGAGTGTGCGTGATGTTTTTGGGATGCTCGCCGTGTTGCAATCCTTGCACAGGAGATTGGAGCGTAGCCACCGATGTGATAGTGGAAATCACGGCCAACGATTACCTTTTGCAACGCACGCGAATCTACAACACGCAGAGCGAGTTTGGAACAGCAACGCAAAAAGAGTCTGTGGCCGCAAAAACGTCAATACTCGAAGGTACGCATTTTTTGACGCGCATCGGCTCTCTTGGAGCGTTTACCAGGTGGTCCGTTGAAGTGCAGGGACAGCCTTCAGGGTGCGGAGCGGTAACTATCGTTGTGGATGTGTACAACAATCCAAGCACCGCGCCGACAAATCTGTTTTATGCATTGCAACTTCTAAACGTGCGGCTTATTGGAAAAGCGGAAAGGCAGTATAGCAGCGGGCAGTTATCGTGCGGCAATCCGCAATACTACGACATTGGCACCATAGGCGGGTGCACGTCTTCGTTTGCAGACTGCTCGCAATCGTCCAATGCAGTGAACGACAGATCTGTTGTGTCCCAGTGCATCAATGGGCAATTCACAAACCCAATGCCGTATGCGCCATTGTTTGGGCAGCCCGGTTTTTCAATTGGTTCGCATTGGCAGCTCCTTTCAAGCGTGACTGATGCAGACACGACAATGAATAGCGTTGTCGTTCAATCAGTGGACATCGTCCTCCCATGACGGCGTGCGCGTTCTTATGCACTGACGCCGATCACATGCATGACTGCACGTGCAACCGGTGCGGCCGTCGCGTGCGCGTCCGTCGGCTGCCGGTGAACGCGGAGTGTGCACCAGCTCCCGGCCTCGGTGATCGCGTCGCCGCCGCGCTGGACTACGTAGGCATCACTAAGGAACGTGTGGCCTCTGCCCTCGGCGTCAAGGACTGCGGATGCCAGCAGCGCCAGCAATGGCTCAACGAGGTCGGCTACAGAATCGGCATCGGCGCACGAGACGCTGACCACACCGGCACCACGGATTTGGATGCACATGGATAAGGTGATGGCATGGCGAGGCGACAGCGGACGATCGAGATCGCCGGTGCCAAGTGGCACATCGTCCGGGCGCGCCTGCGCAATCTCTACGGCCTGTGCGACTACGCCACGCGCACGATCAAGGTCGACTCCCGCCTGACCGGCACCGACTACCTCGACACGCTCCTCCACGAGCTGATCCACGCGCGCTGGCCTGACATCTCGGAAGAGTCTGTGTCTGAGTTTGCCGGCATGCTCACGACCGTCCTCGAGCAGGAGGGGTATCGCCGTGACGAGTGACGACACGACGTCGATCATCGACCAGGTGCTCGCCGTCGCGGCGAACAAAGGCCCAGGGTACGCCCCGTGGTACATGCGGCTGCCGGAGGCCGACCTGCGGCAGCTCGAGGAGCTGCGGGATCGGTGGCGTGTCGGCCAGGTGCCGATGCACAAGCGGGCGCTCGCCCGGGCGATCGTCACGGTGTGCCAACAGCGTGGCCACGACATCTGCGGCATTCAAGGAGTCGAGGCGTGGATCGGACGCAGAAGCCACTAGCCGACGCCGTCCTGGCCGAGGCGGCAGCCGACGTGCCGCAGGGCAAAGACGCCGAGCAGATCACGCAGCGCACCGACGGCGACACCGTCGAGGCCCGCAGCGTCTCGCGCACGATCCGCACGGTCGAGGACCTCCTGCAGCACATCGAAGCCGACATGACCAAGTACGAGGTCGCGGCGTCCGAGGCCACGAAGTGGGAGGGCATGTCCGTCGACCGGGCGACCGGCCAGCCTGTGGTGACCGAGTTGTTTCGCGTGTTCGTGCGGCTCAAGCCGCGACCCGGCCCGGGCGTGCGTGAGGTCGTCGAGGCGATGATTGCGGCGGCCAGCCGAGACATCGTGCGGCCATCGCGGCCGAAGACCAAGTCGGTGAAGGGCGACCGCTGGGCGGTGCTCGTGATCGCGGACCCGCACTTCGGCAAGTACGCGTGGGCTCGCACGACAGGCCAGCAGGACTACGACGTCGGCATCGCGGCCACGCTCATTCGGGAGGCGTCGCAGGAGCTGCTGTCCATCGCTGCATCCATGCGTCCGAGCCGGCTGACCGTGGCGACGCTCGGCGACGTGTACCACTACGACACGCCGAGCGGCACCACGACGAGCGGCACGCCGCTCGAGCGGGACGGCCGGCTCCAGAAGATGATCGAGGTCGGCACCGACGAGCTGCTGCGGGTCGTGGACCTGGCCGGCGACATCGCCCCGACCGACACGCTCACGGTGCACGGCAACCACGACGAGACGCTGACCTGGGCGTGGCTGCGGATTCTGCAGGAGCGCTTCCGCAAGGACCGCCGGGTGCGCGTCGAGGACACGTTCACGCCCCGCAAGTACCTGCACCACGCCGGCAACCTGCTCGGCTTCTGCCACGGCCACCGGGCCAAAAAGCGGCTGCCGCAGCTCATGGCACTAGAGGCGGCGGAACTGTGGAGCCAGTGCCCCTACCGCGAGATCCACACCGGGCACTACCACCAGCAATCCGCCGAGTGGAGTCGGCCGATCGAGACGATCGACGGCGTGCTCGTGCGGGTGGCTCCTGCCCTGTGTCCGCCGGACGAGTGGCACGCACAGCAGGGCTTCGTGGGCAACAGGCAGGCGATGGAGTTGTTCGTGTACGAGCGCGGCGGCGGGCTGTCGAGCATGCACGTATCGGGACCACCACCAGGAGGACGACGGTGACACTGGACGAGAGCAACGCTGCCCTGCGGGCGGCCGTGACGGCACGACATGAGGGCATGGCAGCGTCGCTGGCAGGCTGTCCGCCGGCGCAGGCCGCGGCGGCGAGCGTGCTGTCGGACCCGGCGCCGTGCTGCGACGGCGGCCGCACGATCCCGGTCGACTACATCCTGCGTGGCGAGGCCGAGCTGCGTGCGGCGGCCGCCGGCTGGAAGCAGACGGTCGAGGATGCCAAGCCGGCACGGCTCGCGCGGGAGGCATCGCTGCGGCCTGGCTCCGCCGAGTTTCTCGCCGTGCTCGACGAGCTGCGTGAGCTGCACCTGCGCAAAACACTCGACTACGGCGTCGATGAGGACGCGCTGTCGAACATCCGATCGAGTGCCGACATCGTCAACATGCCGGCGTGGGCCGGCTGCGTGCTGCGAATGATGGACAAGATGCACCGGCTGAAGGCGTATTTCCGCAGGGGTCGCGTGGAGTTTGACGGGCTGTCCGACACGCTCAAGGATCTGGCTTGCTACGCGGTCATTGCCGAGGTGCTCAGGAGGCAGGAACAACAGCCATAACCCCTGCCGACCGACCGCCGTCCTGCCGTACCGTGACGGCATGGAGGACGGCAGCGTGATCGCCCATTACAGGCACCGCAGCGGCCAGCGCGAGGCGATCCCGTCGCCATCCGACGCTGTGTCGCTGGCCGCGGTCTACACGCCGACGCAGCAGACGTGGGGCAAGCTCACGTCGAAGAGGCCGGCCAGGCTGTCGCCCGAGGACATCGCCTTGGCCGCGTTCCGTCTAGGCGTCAAGCCGTCGGTCGCCCGTCAGGCCATTGAGATGGGGCTTTTCGATGGCTGACACGCTGACCGCCACGATGCGCACGGTGATGGTCTGGGACCGCACGGTCGACCAGGACATCGGCACGACCGTATCCGCAAAGACCGACCAGAACACGTACGCGATAACCGACGGCAGCGGCAGTCAGCAGGCGGACCTGGTCTACGCCGCGAACCGCACGATCGCCGCCAACACGCTCGAAGAGATCGACCTGCGGGCAATCACGCAGACCACGCTCGGCGTCACCGTCAATTACGACTTCCGCCAGCTGCGGCTCGTACGGGTGGTCAACACCGAGACGACGAGCGGACGCAAGATCCGCGTCGGCTGCGACCCGGGGCGGCCGAGCGTCGCCTACGCGTCCGAGATCGGGCCAGGCTCCGAGTGGTTCACGATCAACCACATCGACGCCTGGCCGGTCACGTCCACCAACCAGCTCATGTACATCGCCAATCCCAACGCCGCGGCGGTGAGCTACTCGCTCTGGCTCGTCGGCACCTCCGTGGCACCCACCTGATGCCGCCCGTCCTCACCATCACCGGGCAGCTGCGTCTCGCGGCGTCATGGGTCGACGACCTGACGCTGACGACTGTCACCGACTCCGCGTCGGTGCTGCAGACGCTGTCGCTCGCCAACGGCACCGGCGCCGGCCAAGTCAACGGCTACTGGCGGCACGTGCGCACCGTCGGCATCTCCGCCACCGACACGATCGACACGACGGCGCTGCCGCTGTCGGTCTTTGGAACGGCCGGCACGCTCAACTTGGCGAGCGTCAAGCTGATCTACGTCCGCAACCAATCGGCGACGGTCACGCTGACCTACGACATCGCGGGCACCAACTGCGGGCTGCCGCCGGGTGCGGTGTTTCTGTGGACCGCCGGCACGGCGCCGACCAACAAGTGGTTCGACAGCGGCAACATCGTGATCGAAGGCGGATCGGCGTCCGCCACGTACGAGATCGTCCTGGCAGGAGTCAAGGCATGATCAGCGATGCACCGGTAATGGCCGCAGGCGGCGAGGCCACGCTGATGGCGCAGGTCGCCGCGTTCCTTGAGGTCGCCAAGGCCAAGGCCGCCGGCGGCATCACGTGGGCCGAGTTTGGCGAGCTGCTAATTGCGCTCCTGCGGCTGTCCGTCGAGACGCTCGACGCCGTGCTCGGCATGAGCGGTGCCGAGAAAAAGGCGGCGGTCCTCGAGGCCGTGGCCGCGCTCTTCGACCAGCTGGCGGACAAGGCCGTCCCGGTCGTCGTCTGGCCTGTCTGGATCCTCGCCCGACCAGCCATCCGAGCGCTCGTGCTGGCGCTCGCCAGCGGTGCCATCGAGATCGTCCTACCGCTCACGAGGGCCGCTGAATGATGCCGCTTCTGCTCGTCGCCGTGGCCGCCGTCGCGCTCGCCTGGCCGTGGATTCAGGCCCACTACCACGAGTGGCGGTGGCCGCAGCTCGACAGCCGCCACCTAGCCGCAGCCGCGCTCGTCGCGGCAGCCGCGTGGTCGTACGTCGCCAGCTCGCCGGCCACGCCGGCGCCGGCCCCTGCCCCGGACCCGGCGGCGTTCACGCTGCGCGGCAAGTTTGTGGGTCCGGATGCCGCCCGGGACGCGGCGCTCGTCGCCGCCCTGTGCACCGAGCTGGCCAACGAGATCGAGTGGGACGCGAGCCAGCCGGAGCCGCTCATCAGAACCGGCGTGGCGTTCGACGAGCTGCGTGTCCGCAGCCGCGTCCTCCTGTGCCGTGGCGAGTCGCTGGGGGCCAAACACCCGTTGGCTCGTCAGGCCATCGAGGACTACCTCAACACCGTCGCAGGGACCGCAGGAGGCCCGCTTACGCCCGAGCAGAAGGCCAAGTGGATCTCGGCATACCGTGAGGTCGCCCGGGCCGCGGAGGCCGCCAGGTGAGCGCACCCAAGCATCCGTGGCGCCTCGTGGCGGCTGCGGCACTGGTCGTCTGGCTCGCGTTCTCATTCTGGTGGGCGGCCGGCGAGGTGCGGCAGCCGGCGATCCTGACCGGCTACGTGCCGGACCCCGAGGGCGTCGCCCGGTTCCTTGAGGAGCTGCCCGAGCCCTACTTCGCCCAGGCCGGCGCCGACGCCATGCGTCAGGCCGTGCCGGTCGACACGTTTCTGTACCGGCAGATGGACAAGGCGCACCGCGCCCGGTACGGCACGCCGTTCGTCGTGGGCCGCCAAGGCATCGGCGACTGCGTGTCGTGGGGCGCCATGCACGCCGTGTACTGCGCCGAGGCCGTGGACTGGGCGACGGGCAAGCTGGCCGAGCCGCCCAAGATGCCGGCGAGCGAGGCGATCTACGGCGGTGCACGGGTCGAGGCTCGCGGCCGCGACGGCTCCGGGCGATCGCCGGTCGGTGGCTGGAGCGACGGTGCCACCGGATGGGGCGCGGCGCGGTGGCTGCGTGACTGGGGCGTGGTGTACCGCGAGGACGTGCTGGGGCACGACCTGCGGGCGTACGACAAGAACCGCGCGAAGTCGTGGGGCGCGTACGGGTGCGGCGGCCAGGGCGACGACGGCAAGCTCGACGCGCGGGCCAAGCGGCATCCCTGCCGGCACGTGGTGGCCGTGAAGACGTGGGACGAGCTGGTCGCCGCTGTGACCTCGGGCTACCCGGTGACCATCGCCAGCTCGGTCGGCTTCAACTCAGGCAACCGCGACGCCGACGGCTTCTGTGCCGCGTCCGGCACGTGGATGCACCAGATGTGCGTGATCGGCGTGCGGTTCGGCAATCGCACGGGCGGCCTGGTCTGCAACTCGTGGGGCAATTACGTCGGCGGTGGGAAATTCCCACCGGACCAGCCAGACGGCACGTTCTGGGCTGAGAAGTCGGCCGTCCAGCGAATTCTCGCGCAGGGTGACTCCTACGCGATTGGCAGCGTCGACGGTTTTGCCTACCGACAGATCGACAACGGCGACTGGTTCCAGCCTCCACCACAGGGTGACCAATGACAGACCGAAACAGACTCGTGGCCATGGTCGTGATCGCCGTGGCCGTTGGCTGGTACGCCGGCTCCGGTGCGTCCCGTGAGCCCAAGCCGCTCGAGGACCGCCCGGTGCTGCGGTGGATCGCCCGGGCGGCCAAGTCGCTCCTGTGGGTGGCCGTGTTCGTCGAGGAGCCGCCGGCACAGCACGCCGAAATCCGCTCGCACATCGGCTCAGACGGATACGTGGCGGTCGATCACGGACGAGGGTGGTGACACATGTGGCGCTGGATCATCTGGTTCCTCACGTGGCTCTCCGCCGACCCGGCCGACATCGGCCGCGAGTCGGCTCGCGCGGCTGCGTCGATCGCCGCGGCACGCGCCACGATGGTCACGTCGCCCGATGTGCCGCCCGACCCGGCTCCGCCGGACGGCAAGTGCTGCAGCGACTGCGGCGGCACCGGCGTGATCGTGCACGGCGACGGGCACAAGACGCCATGCCCGTGCCCGGCCTCGTGCAGCTGCAAGCGGCCACGAGCGCCGATGCCTGCGGCGTCGCCCACGCCTGGCAAGCCGGCCACGCCATGATGCTGGAGGCTCCCGTGGGCGACGTCGCCGGCATGGACCTGACCTGGCTGCGGGCGGAGGTACGGCACCGCGTCGGCGGGCCTGCGCTGCAGCTGCCGGACGAGGTGGCCGCGATCGTCGACGCCACGCTCGTGCACTGGCCCGAGCGCCACATGGCCGACCTGGCCAGGCGGGCGGAGGCGGCGGGCGCCGGCCGCGAGGCCCTGGATGCGATAGGCGTAATCTCTGCGAAAGTCCGCGAGGTTTTGGAGTTGCGGTGCGAGACCGAGGAGCAGGGTGAGGCCGTCAACCTGATCGTGCTGGCCTGCGTCGTCGAGGTGGCAAACCTGTGGTTTGCGTCCACCGAGCACCGGATCGGCATCCGCCGGCTGGCGTTTCAGGTGAGGACGCGGGCGGCCTAGAACGCTCCGCCGGCCGACAGGATGCGAGCGACGAGCAGCAAAAGCTCGAGCCAGACTGTAATCGACATGGTAGCCCTCCTTGGCTGTGGTGTTGTCAGGTGACAACACACTCATCGGCCGTTGTCACGTGACAACTTGAGCGCGTCCGCTCGGTGCACGAAGAGCAGGCCGTCGATGACCACCGACCGCACCCGGCCGTCCTCAGCCAGCCGCCGCATCCACTGCCGCGACACGCCGGCCAGCTCGGCGGCGTGGGTGCAGGTGACGTAGTCTTCGGTGTCGATCCGCATGGCGGCAGTCTGCCGGCCGCGCCCGGCGTCGTCCACTTACCCCGTTTTGGCCGGCGGATCGGGCTCCGGCCGAAACACCCGCGGCATGGCCTGCCACGCCTTTGGCCGGCCGGCCTCCACCACGCGCGGGTCGAGGTAGGACCTTCGCGTGATCCGGTCCGACGAGTGGCCGAGGAATGCCGTGGCGTCGAAGCCCGCGGCGGCCAGGTGCGACGCCGTCGACCGGCGCAGGGCGTGGAACTGCACGTCACGGCCGTCGCCGAGGCCGGCGCGCCTCGTGAGCGTTTTCCAACGTTTGCGGAGCGCCGTGCCGCTGGCCACCCAGAAGAACACCGTCGGACCGGTGTGAGCCGCCACGCGGTCGACCAGGTCCGAGGCCTCGGGCGACAGCTCGTAGACACGCTCCTGACGGCCGCCCTTGCGGACGTGGGCCGGCACGGTCAGCGTGGGCCGTCGCCAGCAGCTGCGTGGCGTCGACATGATGGCGTTGATGCGCTCGCCTGTTTCCAAGGCCACGGCGACGAGGGCTGGAAAGAAGACCGACGCCGGTACCGGGCCGACCCAGCCGCTCGCCTGCCGGGCGGCCTCTGCCAGACGCGTCAGCTCGTCTGTCGTGAACGCTCGCGGCGTCGCCTGCGGCACCAGCTCGGGGGACACCGACGGCCGTAGCCGCACGAGCCCGCGGCCCTGGGCGAGGTTCCACAGGGCCAAGAGCCCCGACCGCTCGCGGGCCACGCTGTTGGGCGACAGCCGCTGGCCGCGGTGCGTGAGGAACTGGCTGACGGTTAGGTCCTCGAGGTCGTCGAGGACGGCCGGCCTGCCGAGCCACCGGGAAAACTGCGTGATGGCGTGCCGCAGCAGGCGGACACTTTCCTGCGAGCGGCCGCGCAGACGGAGCGGAACGTAGATCGTGTCGAGCAGCGTGGTGAGTGTCATGGTGCGTGATCCTCCACAGTAGGGATAGTTCACGCGTCCGTGCGAAAAGCTCCGTCCATGGGTGGGTAGCCGGTTTTTCTGATCGTGCGGGTCGGCCGGGTTGTGCCGAGGTCAGTCCTGTCCCCGCCACTTACAAACGTTGCAATCCGGAGGGGATTGCAACCCTGTCCCCGGTAGACCCACTGGAACCATCGGGACCTACGCCACGGAAGGCAAAGCGCTCATGGCCGCACCAGCGTCTACCTCGCTCCGCGAACGGCACGCCGGCGGCCGTCCGCCAGAAATCACCACCCTGACGCCGTTCGGACGCGTGCTTGATCCGATCCTGCGGCGCCTTCAGTGGAACGTCTACCACCTGGGCGAGGCCACCGGCCTGCTCCCGAGGACGCTGTGGTGGTGGATGAAGAAAGCGAAAAAGTGGCCGCCTGGCGACAAGGTCGCCATCATCTCCGCGGCCGTCGGCCAGCCAATCGAGCCGCCGAAAACACGCAAAGCTCGCTAAAAAGCGGCTATCTGCGATTCACGATAACTCGGCCTTGACGAGTTATCGTGACTTCTGCATAACCTCCCCCCGTCACGCCACGACGGCGTGCGGCGGAGGGATACGCCATGCCGACCGGTGTTGCCGATGGGCCACGGATTCGCGCACGTCACGGATACGCAGCTGCTCGAGTGGGCGGCGGATATGCCCTTGGAGCGCATCGCCGCAATTACGGCGTCGACTACCTCGTTGATCTCGCGCCGGCTACGGGCGCTCGGCTGGACGGACCCTCGGCCAGGCCCCAAGGACCCGGACGAGGCGACCATACGCCAGCGGTCGTTGGAGGTGCAGTCGCGCTGGTCCGAGCAGGAGCGGCGCAGGAGAGCCGGGCTGCGGCGAGCGAGCGTAACCGTCGTACACGCATCCGATCTCGGGCTTGCCAACTTCTCGTGACGTGGCTGCACCGCGTGGCGCGCTGCCACGCGCATCTGTGCGCCATCGTGCGGCTCTACGGCGACCCGTCGAAGGCTGGCGGGCAGTCCAACGCTGGCGAGACGTACCAGGCCCGCGCGGCTCGCGGCGACCGGACGCTGCTCTACGACGCGCTCACGGTGACGATCGACGAGTTGATCGAGGTGCGCGACGAGATCGGCGCGACCATGGACGCCGCGGAGCCGACGACGGCCGCGCCGGGCACACCAGACAAGGTCGAGGAGATGTGTCGTCGCGCGGAGCGCGGCGAGTCACTCTTCGTCGATGGCGATACGCAGGGACGCGAGGTCGGCGACGGATCGCTGGCCTGATCACGGATGGTTTTGTTTGCGGTCGGTCGTGACGGAGTGCGGCCGGCCGCACCAAGGAGGGCTACGTGCTAGTGCTCACGCGAGCGGAGGGCGAGCGTGTCGTCGTGCCGTATGCACGGATGGAGATCGTGGTGCAGGAGATCAGGGGCAATGTCGTCCGCCTGGCGTTCAGAGCGCCACAGCGTGTCGACATCTTCCGCGGCGAGGTTTTCGATCGGATCGCGATGGACCAATGGGACGAAGACGAACCAACTCAAGAGGAGGACGTGAAGTGAAGATCGTGAAAGGACGACAGAAGCGGCCGACAAAGACGGTGCTCTACGGTGTGGAGTCGATCGGCAAGACGACGCTGGCATCGCAATGGCCGCGCCCGCTTTTCCTCGACGTCGAGGACGGAACGGCCAACTTCGACGTTGAGCGTGTGCGGTGCAAAGACTGGGAGTCACTCAAGGCGGCCGTCACGGAGCTGGCGGTCGACAACCCTGATGGCTACCAGACCGTCGTCATCGACAGCATCGACTGGGCCGAGAGTTTGTGCGGCAAGTGGCAGTGCAAGAAGGACGGCAAGTCGTCGCTGGAAGACTACTCATACGGCAAGGGCATCGTGATCCTCGCGGAACACATGGCCCGGTTCGTGGAGAACCTCGACAACCTACATGCGGCAGGCCTGCACGTGGTGCTCATTGGTCACAGCGACGTCAAGCGGTTCTCTCCGCCTGACCAGACCGACGGCTACGACAGGTACGAGCTGCGTCTGCAAAAGCGGGTGGTGTCGCTGTTCAAGGAATGGTGCGACGCGCTGCTGTTCTGCAACTTCCGGACCCGCGTGGTCGAGGGCACCGACGGCCGCAAAAAGGCAATCGGCGGCAAGGAGCGGATCATCCACGCGGAAAGGTCAGCATCGTGGGACGCCAAGAACCGTTTTGGCCTCGACGAGCAGCTGCCCATGACGATCGACGCGCTCGCCCCGCTGTTCACCGGCACCGGGGCCAGACCGATCGACACCGAGCTGTACGACCAGGTGGTGCGGTACATCGCCGAGGCCAAGAGCGTGCGGACGCTCGGCAAGATTTCTGACCGCATCGACGCACTGCTCTCGGACGGCCAACTGACGGCCGAGCAGGGCGAGGCTTTGACAGTTCTGGTCAAGGAGCGGCACGACGCCATCGAGCCGCAGGGGGTGACCGATGGCGTGGCATGACGTGCCGCCGTGGACCGCCAAGCGGGCCGAGTCGGAGGAGCTGATGCAGCAGGTGGCCGAGGTGGTGCGGCGGTGGCACGTCCGCCGAATCTCGGGCACGAAGGCTGTCGAGCATGTGCGGGAGCTGCTGGAGCCGCTCCGCGTCAGGGTGGGGAAAGCACACGAGCCGGAGGTGAAGTCATGAGATTCGATGAATGGCCAGATGACAGCGTGTCGGGCGTTGATCACGGGCACACGCAGATGCTTCCAGCCGGCACACACACGGGCGAGATCACGTACGCAGAAGAGGAGACGGCGCCGTACATGGTGTCGGATGACAACCAGGCTGGTCGGTGTCTTGTGGTGAAGTTTGGCAAGCAGGGCTTTTACGAGGTGAAAGTCCCGATCTCGGTTACGTGGCGTGGAAAGATCGAGGCGGTCTGTCGCGCCGCAGGCGTTGCGCCGCCGAAGCGTGGCGATGACTGGGACGAGCGCACGCTCGTCGGACGAACGGTCACCGTGGACGTGGAATACAAGCAGAACCAGAACGGCAAGGAGTATGCACGCGTGACGCGGTGGCACGCGTCAACGCAAAAGCCGGCTGAGGCCAAGCCGAAGCGGGCGCCGGCCAGGACGCCGGCCGCGAAGACGCATGCGGAGTTCCAGGAGCGGTCCGATGCCGACGACATCCCTTTTTGACGACGACCGCACCATCCAGTTCTACGGCGGTCCGTGGGACGGGATGCCGTACACGCCGAGGCGTGGCGAGCAGTACCCGGCCAGGCTGGACATGCCGTGGAGCGGGCAGCTGCACCACTACCAGCTCGTGCAGCGGGACGGCGTCGTGCAGCTCTTGTACATGGGCAAGGCACTCCCGGACGGAGCACGAATTGCATGACGGCCCGACCTGGTCGCAGCGGCTGCGGTCATCAGCTGCATGGTCAGCCATCGCACTCGAGAGGCGTCGTATCAGTGCAGTCGGAGCCGGTATCCACAGGCCGGTGATCCGACCGTCCGCCGGCACGTTACGCCGGCCAATACACAGGAGGTGAGCGATGACGGTCTACAAGGCATGGAGGGCGGATCGTGTGGGGAAAGACGGCGTGTTTGTCAGCACGTACGCCGGCACGCTGTCGGACTGCGGCCAGTGGGTCGACGTGGGCGAGACCAGGCACCGCATGTCTCCGCAGTGGCACGCACGTGCCGTGGACGCCGAGGCCGCGATGGCCGGCGAGATCGAGGAGATCGGCCGGCGGCTGCTCGAGCAAGCGGCCCAGCTGCGAGGGGCAGCGGAGGTGGTGGCGTGAGCACTGGCACCAACCCGCTGTACGCACGCATGGTCTACCGCTGCGACTGGACGGCAGGCCGTGTGATGTTTCACCAGCGGCCGCTGGGTGACGGCGAGGCGTGCCCGGATGGCTGGCAGACGAGCGAGGAGCTGGCGAGGGAGGACGTGGCGCACAGGCTGAGCCGCATGGCGGCGGACCTGATGCGGGCGGCGGATGAGGTGAGGCGGGTGCGGAGAGGGGAGTAGGTGGTGCGACTGAGCATGGAGGCAACAGTGAGCGATTACTACCGCGAGCCCGAGGCCGTGCTGCCGCTGTTCGCGGCGGCCAGGCGGATGGATCCGCCAACGTCGCACAAGGCCGCCAAGCGTGCGCCTGTGGCCGGTCACCGTCGCCTGGTGCTCGAGGCCCTGGCGGCCGGGCCTGCGGGGCAGACGGAGATCGCACGGCGGGCGGGCATCACGGTGGCCGCGGTGTCAAAGCGGCTGCCCGAGCTGCGGCGTGCCGGGCTCATCGAGAAGACGGGACGCGAGGTGGCTGGTGGGGAGTGTGAGTATCGGTGCAGGCCGGCGTCGCGGTGACGCTGGCTGGTGTGGTCAAACGCAAGCAAAAGAACAGGACGTGACAAATGCTGACAGCGACGAAGGTTCAAGACATTCATGCGTGCGAGCTGAACGAAGAGGACATCGAGGACATCATCACTTCCGATCAGCGTGGCGTGTGCCGCGCGATTCTGTCTCCACAGGCTGCCGCACTTCTCTTGAAGAACCACAACTTCAGGAATCGTGGACTGAAGAAACATCAAAAGGCATTCCTGCAGCGACAAATCGACACCGGTAAGTTCGTCTACAACGGCGAAACGATAATCGTCGGCGACAACGGACAAATCCTGAACGGGCAGCATCGGCTTGCGGCATGTGTGGCGGCGGGCAAGTCGATCGAAGTGCTCATGGTGTTCGGGGTGCCGTCGGCAGCGTTCGTCACTGTCGATCAGGGTGCAAGGCGTGGCGGTGCTGATGTTCTGTCGATCGAAGGACACAGGAACTGCAGCAGCCTGGCAGGTGCCCTGCGGCAGATCGACAACTACTTTAAGGGAGCGCTCGGAAAATCCCACGCTCCCGGTCCTTCCGGCGCCGAAGGCCGCGGCGACAACTCTTTCAGTCTCGAGCTCTTGGCCCGCTATCCGAATGCGGAGGCGTCAGTGTCCAAGATGAAGAACATTCGCATCTCAACTCCGGCCGTCGCCTGCGCTTTGCACTACCTGTTTTGCCAGCGCTCGCCCGAGCAAGCCGAGGAGTTCTGTGATGTCGTTCTGAACGGGTTCCGCCAGGACGTTCAGTACACGGACATCGGACGCTCTGCAAGCATGCTCCGAGAGTGGCTTACGAGGGCTGCCCTCGGAAGCAAGAAGACGCCCCCGTGGGTGCAGGCCAACATCTGGATCAAGGCGTGGAACGCTGGCCGCAGTGGCATCATGCCGAAGATTCTCAGCTGGAAGGACGGGATCGACAAGCCGGTATTGATTCAGTGATGGCAGCGCGCTCGTGATAGGCGCGGTGCCGCTTCGACGCGGCGGGGCGGGATGGAGCAGATTCTGTATGAGTCGCGAACGCGGGTTTGAGTTTGAAAAAGAGTTTGTGAATATGGCGCGCGTTCGTGGCTGCAAGGCATGGAGGGTTGGAGGGCATAAAGCGCACGATGCTGTTGTGTCAACAAAGCGGGTGCAGTGCAAGGACAAGGTGTACGACGACGGAGGCCGTGTTCGCATAGCTCGCGGCCAGAATAAATACAAAGTCGGTGATTGGGACGTTTTGGCATTGAGGTGGAATGGCAACCTGTACTTGATTCCGGAAAGGCTTTTGCGAACTAAGAATGGGACAATCCTGACCGTAATTCGCCCAAGTCATTTTTGTGAATGGATCGACGCATGGCACGTATTTGATGGAGCGCCAACGCCAGTCGAGCAAATGTTCTTGTTTTAATTAGAGGAGGCCACGGATGGCCGGTGAGTGGATCGCCTACGACCTTGCCCTGCCGGCCAAGCCGGAGGTGCAGGAGCTGATCGACGAGACCGGTCACCCGGTCGAGGTCGTCGTCTACCGGCTCCTGCAGCTGTGGGGCTGGGCCTCGATGCACTGCCACGACGGCGTGGCTCGGATGACGCTGCCACGCCTTGTCAGGACGTGCGGCGGTGACGATGCCTTCTGGCGAGCCGTGGCGGCCGTCGGGTGGCTGGAGATCGACGAGACGGCCGCTACCGTTGCTGTCCCCGGATGGGACCGCCGGTTCAGCCAGGCGGCCAAGTCGAGAGCCCAGCAAGCCGACCGGGCACGGTCGTACGAGGACCGGAATCCGGCCCGAAAACGCCCCATCGGACCGTCCGATGCGCGCGCATCGGACGTTCCGGCGCTCGCGCATCGCAGAGGAGAGGAGAGGAGAGAAGAAGTTCCTCCTCCTCCGCGCGAGGCTGCGCAGACCGAGGACGGCTGGCAGCGGCTGCGGACGGCGTGGAACGCCGGCCCGGGACGTCCGTGGAAGCACCCGCAGCCCCCGGACGGCCTTGAGGAGCGTCTGGCGGAGCCCGGGTGGCTGGACGAGGCCGTGCAGGCCATCGCCCACCTGCCCAAGTGCCGGTATTTCAAAACCCCGCCCACCCTCGTGCAGCTCTGCGGCAGCGGCTTCGTGCGACGGGTGCTCGGCGGCCAGTACGACGACGCCAGGCCCGAGCGTGGAGCGGCCGGCGAGCAGCCGAAGCGGCAGCTCGACCCGGAGTTCTCAGCCGCCGTGCGTCGCACCGAGGCCGCGCTGGCCGCCAAACGCCGGGAGGCCTCGTGACCACAGCCCCGCTCGACGACAGCCGGCCGCCGGTACGGTCAGGGCATGCGAGCCTTGGTCGTGATCCTCGCGCTATCCCTGACGCACCCAGCCGTCGCTGGGACCAGGGACGACGGCGTGCCGGATGCCCGGTACCTCGAGCTCGGTCGGCAGATGCGGCCGTACACAGCCGCGGTCAGCTGCCGCAGCCCCGAGGGGCATCGGCACACGGCGACGGCGGTGGTCATCGCCGGCCGCTGGGCGCTGACGGCGGCACACGTCGTGGCCGGCTGCGACGACGTGCGTCTGGCGTTCGCGGACACGTCCCGGGACGTCGACCTGGTCCTCGTGCACCCGGGGTGGGAGCGGCTGGCCATGGCCAGCGAGGATCTGGCGATCCTGCGGACGACCGAGGACTGTGCCCTGCCCTGGTACCCGGAGATCGCCGAGACGGTCACGCCCGGCGAGGTGTGCATCGTCGCCGGCTACGGCGTGACGGGCACCATGGGGCGAGGCTACGAGATCGCAGACGGCCGGCTCCGAGCCGGCACGCAGACGATCGACTCCATCGACGGGCCGATCGTCACATGCTCGGCCAAGGCCAGGTCGTCGCCGCTCGAGTACATGATCGCCCCTGGCGACAGTGGCGGGCCGCTGTTCGTTGGGTCAGGGTCACACGCCAAGCTGGCCGCCATCAACTCGCACCAGGTCGGGCCACGTGGGCCACTGCGATCACGCTACGGCGAGGAAAGCGGGCACGTGCTGTTGCACCCTGTGCGTGCGTGGATGACGTCCGTCATGGAGGCACACCATGGGACGCATGAGCCGTCAGAAGGGCAAGCGCGGTGAACGCGAGTGTGCGGCCGAGCTGGCCAGCCTGCTCGGTGTGACCGCACGCCGTGGTGTGCAGTACCAAGGCGGGCCGGACTCGCCTGATGTCGTGCTCGATGGTGTGAACATCCACGTCGAGTGCAAGCGCACTGAGCGACTCGATCTCTACGCTGCGATCAAGCAGTCGCGTGACGAGTGCGGGCAGAAGGTGCCGATCGTGTGGCACAGACGCAACAACCACGACAGCGTCGTGATCATCGAGACGTCGAGGCTGCTTGACGTATGTCAAGCCATCATGGCAGCCGCAGCGCTGCAAAATGCAGCGCTGCAAAATGCAACACATGCCAAAGTGGCGGGTCCTTCGGCCAATTGTTAGCGAGTGGCCACCCGGCGAGCACCCCTAAAACCACACTTTCTTTCTTGATTTTCGACCGCCTCGGAGCCGCCTGCCCATGAAGATCCGTGACCGAATCCGCGAGCTGCGGCGGGTGCCGGCGTCCGAGCTGCGGCCTAACCCCAAGAACTGGCGGACCCACCCCGAGGCCCAAGCCAACGCCCTCAAGGGGCTGTTGGCCGAGGTCGGCATCGCCGACGCCGTGCTCGCCCGTGAGCTGGACGACGGGACGCTCATGCTGATCGACGGCCACCTCCGGGCCGAGACGCTGGGCGACGAGACGGTCCCGGTGCTGGTGCTGGACGTCGACGAGGCGGAGGCCGACAAGGTGCTGGCCACCCTCGACCCGCTGGCCGCGATGGCCGAGGCCGACGCCGCCAAGCTGGACGCGATCCTGCGGGAGGTCGACACCGGGTCGCCCGACGTTCAGCAACTGCTCGCGGACCTGGCCGACGAGGCCGGGCTGTACCAAGACGAAACGAAGGAGATCGTCGAGGACGAGATCCCCGAGCCGCCAGCCGATCCGATGACGAAGCCGGGCGACCTGTGGATTCTCAGCGAGCATCGCCTGCTGTGCGGCGACTCGACGAAGGCGGAGGATGTCGAGCGGCTGATGGCGGGGGCAAAGGCGGACCTATGCTTCACGTCGCCGCCGTATGCCCTTGGAAAGTCGGTCGCATTGTCTGGCAATAGGAAAATGTCGGCAAACAAAAACGCATACGACGACCACGAAGACAGTGCCGCAGAGTGGAGCGGGCTCATGGCTTCCTGGTTCGCGGCGAGCGATGTCGCTGTCTCGGACGCATGGGTCGTAAACGTCCAGCCGCTCGCCGGCAACAAGCGAGACCTCGTTCGGTTCATCGCCGACAATGCGGGTCGGCTTGTCGATGTCGCAACATGGGACAAGGGACATGCAGCGCCCCAGATGGCCGCCGGCGTTATGGCTTCGCGCTACGAATGGATGATTATTTTCGCCGCGAACGACGGCGCATCGAGGGCCGTTCCGCTGTCGTCGTGGAAGGGCACAGTCCAAAGCGTCTACGTCGCGCCACCGCAGAGACAAAACGAGTTCTCGGACGTACACGCAGCGACGATGCCGCTACACGTTCCAGCATGGGTCATGCAAACGCTCTGCGATCAGGCCAGGAGCGTCTACGAGCCATTCTGCGGAACCGGCACGACGCTGATCGCCGCCGAGCAACTGGGCCGCAAGTGCTACGGCATGGAGATTAGCCCGCAGTATTGCGACGTGATCGTGAAGCGGTGGGAGACGCTGACGGGCAAGAAGGCCACGCTGGCGAATGAATGAGCGACGACGCACGCAAGAAGGCCGCCGCTGCTGAAAAAAAACTGCGTGAGCAGTTGCGGGATGTGCGTGCGATTCGCCGCCGGCTGGGTGGCGACCGGGACGCATACGACGACCACAAGGACCGCATGGCCCAGCGGTCCTCTCGCATGTCGGAGGCGGGCCGCGAGATCGGCGACCTGCCAGAAGTGGCCGACGCAAAACGCCGTGCGGCGTGCCGCGACAACTTCCGGCTATTCTGCGAAACCTACATGCACGAGGCGTGCTGCCTGGCGTGGTCCGACGACCACCTGCGTGCGATCGCGAAGATCGAGGCGGCGGTGATCCGCGGCGAGCTGTTCGCCTTCGCCATGCCGCGCGGGTCGGGCAAGACCACGTTGTGCGAGTCCGGGGCGTTGTGGGCGATGCTGTACGGTCACCGGCAGTTCGTGATGCTGATCGGTGCCGACCAGACCATTGCCAATGCGATGCTCGACAGCCTGAAGTCGCAAATTGAAAACAACGAGACGCTGCTGGCCGACTTTCCAGAGGTGTGCTACCCGGTGGCCCGATTGGACCGGATCAGCCAGCGGGCAAACGGGCAGACCTACCGTGGGAAGCCCACGCACATTGAGTGGACCGCCGACCAGATCACGCTGCCCTGGATTCCGGGTGCACCGTCGGCCGGCGCGGCGGTGCGTGTGGCCGGCATCACCGGCCGCATACGCGGCATCAAGCACACGCGGCCCGACGGCAAGACGCTGCGGCCGTCGCTGGTCCTCATCGACGATCCACAGACTGACGAGTCGGCGGCCAGCCCATCGCAGGTTGCCACCCGCGAGCGTGTGCTGGCCGGTGCCATCCTCGGCCTCGCCGGCCCGGGCGCTAAGATCGCCGGCCTGTGCACGATCACGGTGATCCGTCCGGACGACCTGGCTGACCGGCTGCTCGACCGTGCCCGCCACCCGTCGTGGCAGGGCGAGCGGACGGCACTGGTCTACGAGTGGCCGACGCGTGACGACCTGTGGGGGCAGTACGCCGAGCTGCGTCGTCAGGGTCAGCGCGACGGAAGCGGCACCGATGCCGCCACGGCGTTCTATGCCGAGCACCAAGCCGACATGGATGCCGGCTCCAAGGTGGCGTGGCCGGCACGCAAGCACGACGACGAGCTGTCGCCGCTGCAGCACGCGTGGAACCTGCGGATCGACCGCGGCGAAAACGCTTTCTTTGCCGAGTACCAGAACCAGCCGGTGGCCGACGACATCGCGTCGGACAAGCTCGACAAGCGCGGACTCGCGCTGCGCGTAGTACCTCCAGCTCGAGCGATCGTGCCGTCCGGGCACAACGCGCTCACCGCATTTGTCGACGTGCAGGAAAAGCTGCTCTTTTGGCTGGTGGCGTCGTGGGGTGAGTCGTTCGGCGGCCGCATCGTGGCCTACGGCACGTACCCTGATCAGGGCGTGTCGTTCTTCGACGCGGCTCACGCCAAGAAGACGCTGGCACGAGCCGCCGGCAACGCCGGATTTGAAGGTGCGCTGCGGGCCGGCCTCGACGAGGTGGCACGGCTGCTGCTTGGCCGCGACTGGCTGCGCGAGGACGGGGCGAAGCTCCGGATTGAGCGGATGCTGGTCGACGCCAACTGGGGGCAATCCACCACCGTCGTCCGCACGTTCGCCAAGCAGTCGCCTTTCGCGGCCCAGCTGCTTCCGTCGCACGGCCGCGGCATCGGTGCGTCGAGTCAGCCGCTGACCGAGAAGCAGAAGCACCGAGGAGACAAGGTCGGGCTCAATTGGCGGATCGGCAAGCTCGGCGACACTGACCACAGGTCAGTGCTCTACGACGCCAACTTCTGGAAGACGTTCTGCGCCGCGCGGCTGCGTCTTGGCATCGGAGACCCGGAGGCGATCACGCTGTACCAAGGCGACCACGACCTGCTGCTCGAGCACCTCACGAGCGAGTTCCCTGTGAGGACCGAGGCCCGCGGCCGCGTCGTCGACGAATGGAAGATCAGCGGCCGCGACAACCACTGGTGGGACTGTCTCGTCGGCTCGGCCGTGGCGGCGAGCATCACAGGGCTACAGCCAGCGGCGAGCGAGGCTGGCGGCAAACGTCGAAAGAAGGTCACCATCCCGACGGCGCCCGTCCGCAAGATCGAGCTGCGAAGGATGGGTGCATGAGCGCTCCACTGATCCTCGGCGTCGGCGTGGTGTACCTGGTCGTGGCCCTTGACCAATACCGTCAAGGCAGCACCGGCATGGCGATCGCGTGGGCCGGCTACGCGATCGCCAACATCGGCCTGGCCATGGCCGCCAAGTGACGACCGTTCCTCGGTAGTTCGTCACAAGTACCGAGCGTTTGTGCGGCCACACCCCCTGCGGTCTGCGCTCGCGCGCGCTCTATCGTCGCCACTATGAGCGACGCCATCGAGACGGCCATCGAAGACACCGCCACCGGCCCCAAGCGCGTCCGCACGGACGCCGGCGAGGTCGAGGCGCAGTCCATCCAGGACCAGATCGCCGCTGACAAGTACCTCACCGGCAAGGCGGCCGCGTCGACCTCGAGGCGTGGCCTGCGGTTCAACCAGTTGACCCCTAGCCCGTACTCCTGATGGCATTCCTCGACCTCTTCCGTTCGAAGGCCAAGCCGCGCCCCGTCGCGGCTCCGGTCGTGCGCGGGCGGTACGAGGCGTCGCAGCTGGGCGACGACTACAAGCACTGGCAGGTCGCCGACGCATTCTCGGCCGACGCGCAGCTCTCGCCGCTCGTGCGTCGCACGATCCGCAACCGCGCGAGATACGAGCGCAACAACAACTCGTACCTGGCCGGCATCTCCGCCACGCTCGCGAGCGACCTGGTCGGCACCGGCCCGCGTCTGCAGCTCGACGTCCAGGACGACGCCGCCCGTGTCGTCGAGCGGGCGTTCTACGACTGGGGAACGACGATCGACCTGCCGGCGAAGTTAAGGACGATGCGCGAGGCGCTCGTCGTCGACGGCGAGGCGTTCGGCCTCATGGTCAACAACGCCCGCCTGCCTGGCGTGCAGCTCGACCTGCGGCTCGTCGAGGCCGAAATGGTCGCGACTCCGACCGAGCTGATGCGGCAGACGATCACGCCCGAGGGCAACACGGTCGACGGCTTGGAGTTCGACGAGATCGGCAACGTCGTCGCCTACCAGGTGCTCAACTTCCATCCCGGCAGCAACTACCGCGTCAACACGCTGCAGTTCCAGCGGGTGCCGGCGGCAGCGGTCATCCACTGGTTTCGCCGGCAGCGTCCCGGCCAAAACCGCGGCATGCCCGAGGTGGCGCCGGCGCTCAAGCTCTTCGGGCAGTTGCGGCGCTACACCGAGGCCGTGATCGCGGCGGCGGAGACGGCCGCGGATTTCGCGGCGTTCATCCACAGCAACTCGCCGGCCGCCGAGGTGGACGAAGTCGATGCGTTCGCCGAGATGGAGATCCGCAAGCGGTCGCTGGTCACGCTGCCGGAGGGCTGGGACATCTCGCAGCTCAAGGCCGAGCAGCCGACGAGCACCTACAAGGACTTCAAGCGCGAGATCCTGAACGAGATCGCCCGCTGCATGCAGCTGCCGTACAACGTCGCCGCGCTCGACAGCTCGTCTTACAACTACGCCAGCGGTCGCATGGACCACCAGGTGTATGGCCTGATGCAGCGCGTCGACCGCGACCAGCTCGAGCGGGTCTGCCTCGACCGCGTGCTGGCTGCGTGGGTCAACGAGGCCAGCCTGGCCGGCGTCATCCCGGACGGCCTGCCGCCGTTCAGCGAATGGAACTGGGCCTGGGTCTGGGACGGCCGCGAGCACGTCGACCCGGGTAAGGAGGCCGACGCCGCCGAGACCCGGCTGCGGACGCACACGACGACGCTCGCGAGCGAGTACGCCCGCCAGGGCAAGCGGTGGGACGTTGAGCTGCGGCAGCGTGCGGCCGAGCTGTCCCTGATGCGTGAGCTGGGGCTGCCGATCGACCTGGGCGGTGCGGCGCAGCCCATGCAGGAGGGCAATCCACAGGAGGCGTGACGTGGACGACTTCGACCACGACGAAGACCTCGAGGAGCTGATCGACTTCCTATGAACACCATCAAACTCGACACCAGCGTGACGTTTCTCCAGGCCGCCGATGGCGAGGCTGCGGCCTCCCCGCGTCGGTTCACGATCGAGGCCTACACCGGCGCTCCGATCCGTCAGGGATGGAGTCGTGAGCCGGTCGTGATCGACCTGGCCGGCATGCAAACCAAGCAGCGGATTCCGATCGTTCTCGGCCACGACTACGGGCTCGGGTCGATCCTCGGGCAGACGGACAGCGTCCGCGTCGAGGGATCCAAGCTGATCGTCGAGGGCGAGATCATGGCCGACACCGACACGGCCCGCCAGGTGCTCGCCCTGGCCGAGCGAGGCTACGCCTGGCAGGCCAGTGTCGGCGCCGACGTCCGCCGCCACCAGAAGGTCGACGCCGACGCCGTCGCCACCGCAAACGGGCAGACCCACATGGGGCCTGTCCGCATCGTCAAGGCCTCCGCTCTCCGCGAGGTCTCGTTTGTCACCTTGGGCGCTGACGCGGAGACCAGCGTCGCCATCGCGGCCGAAGAGGCCGTCGAGGAGGAAACCATGGCGGCTGCTGACGCCACCACCAAGCCCACGGACGAGGTCGTGTCGACCCCGGCCGTGGCGGCCACGGCGGAGGTCGCCGTGGAGCCTGTCACCACCACACCGGCCGCGGACGTCGGCGAGCTGCTCGCCACGGTCAAGGCCCTCGACGAGAAGGTCAAAACCATGGAGAAGCTCCAGGCGGCTCGCGACGAGCGTCCGGCCTCGCCGGCCGTGCACGTCACCACCTACGCGCCGCCGTCGGCCGAGGTGATCGAGGCCTCGTTCGCGCTGCAGGGCAACCTGCCGGGCGTCGAGAAGAAGTACGACGCGCAGGTGCTCGAGGCCGCCCACAAGGCGCGCCGCGACCTGTCGCTCGGTGAGGTGCTGCTGCAGGCGGCCGTGGCCGGCGGCTACGACGGTCCGCGGCGGCTCTCGGCGGCGACGCTGCGGCCGGTTCTGCAGGCGGCGTGGTCGACGCACTCGATCGCGAACATCCTGTCGAGCACGGTCAACAAGTTCCTGCTCGCCGGCTTCGACTCGGTCGAGAACGCGTGGCGGTCGATCAGCTCGGTGCGTAGCGTCAACGACTTCAAGACCGTGACGCAGTACCGGCTCAACGGCGGCTTTGTGTTCCAGGAGGTGCAGAACGGTGGCGAGCTGAAGCACGCTTCCGCGAGCGACGAGAACCGCACGATCAGCGCGGACACCTACGGGATCATGACCTCGGTCACCCGTACCGACCTGATCAACGACGATCTCGGTGCTCTTACCGCGGTCCCGCAGCGGATCGGTCGTGGCGGCGCGCTCAAGCTCAACTCCGTCTTCTGGACGGCGTTCCTCGACGACAGCGCGTTCTTCACGACCGCCAAGGGCAACAAGAAGACCTCCGCCACGGCTCTCGGCTTGGCCGGTCTCAAGGAGGCCCTGACGCTGTACCGGAAGCTGACGGATCCCGACGGTCATCCGATGGCGGTGCAGCCGCGAGTGCTGCTCGTCCCGGTCGACCTCGAGATCACGGCCGCCGAGCTCATGAACAGCGTCCAGATCTCGTCCGGTGCGACCGGCGGCCAGCCGTCGACGAACGTTTTCGCCGGTCGGTACGAGGTGGTCTCCTCGACCTACCTCACCAACACGGCGGACTACTACCTCCTCGCGTCGCCGAGCGATTTGCCGGTGATGGAGGTTGCGTTCCTCAACGGCGTGCAGAGCCCGGTGGTCGAGACGGCCGAGGCGGACTTCAACGTGCTCGGCGTCCAGATGCGCGGATTCTTTGACTTCGGCGTCGCCAAGGCCGAGGACAAGGCCGGCGTCAAGATGGACGTCTGACCCACACGATGACCATTCGCCGGCGGGCTGGAGCGAGTCAGTCCAGCCCGCCGGCACCGATCCACTCCCACTAGCAGCAGAGGACCAGTCCCATGGCTTCCACGGTTCAAGAAGGCGTCTACCTCGACTACACCGCCGCCAGCACGATCGCTGCCGGTGACGTGGTCGTGATCGGCTCGCTCGTCGGCGTCGCTCCGCGTCCCATCGCCAACGGCGAGACGGGCGTAGTGGCCGTCGAGGGCGTCTACAGCGTGCCAAAGCACAGCTCGGGTGCAAACAGCGAGACCATCGCGGCCGGTGCGCAGGTCAAGTGGTACGCCACCAGCGGCGTCGCCACGACCGTCACCGGCGTGAACATGGGCTACGCCGTCGCGCAGGCCGTGACGGGTGCGTCCACGGTGAGCGTCAAGCTCGAGCGCTGATCCGACGCGAGTCCGAGACCTGCCGCAACCCGCCGCCGGCGCGTATCCACGACGCGCCGCGGCGGCGTTGCCGCGCCGTGGAGTGACCGATGTCCGACATGCTCGCCGTTGGTGCGTCCTGGCTGGCTGACCGGCTGGCGACCTCGGCCGGCCGGACGGTGCGGTACGTGCGCGGTGCGACGACGGTAAACGTCACGGCGACCGTCGGCAGCTCAGTCTTCGAGGCGGCCGACCAAAACGGCGTCGTCGAGCGGTGGGAGTCGCGGGACTTCGTGATCAAGACGGGGAGTTTTCCGCTGGGCGTGCCGCAGCGGCACGACCGCGTGATCGACACGCAGAGCGGGTCCGACGTGAGTTACGAGGTCGCGGCACCTCGAGGTATCCCGGTCTGGCGATACGGCGACGGGTTCCGAGCCACGATGCGCGTGCACACGAAGGCCGTCGCGGACGACACGGCCACCTCCCCTGCCCTGCTCCTGCGGTGGTGGGGTGCGAGCACGGCCGCCGCGATCACCGACCAGCAGATCGTCGCCCAGCTGTCGAGCGACATGGCCGACAGCCGCGCCCAGACCCGCACGATTACGGCGGCTGCGGCTTACCTGTACGTGGTGCTGCCGGCATCGTTCGCGTCGCCCACGTTCACGATCGGCGGCCTGGTCAACTCCGCGTGGGAGACGACGACCAGGTCGATCACGTTCACCGGGCAGGCGGCCCGCAGTTACACGATCCACCGCAGTACCTACCCGATCACGGGCAACGTCGTCTTGGTGGTGAGCTAGTGGCACAGATCAAGGGAACCAACGTCGCCGCACCGGTCGTGCCGTTCGACACGACCGACGTGCACCCGAGCCACGAGGCGCTCTACGGCAAGGGTGGCTACCGCACGGTCGCCACCGACGCCGCACGGGACGCGATCCCGGCCGCCCGCCGCGAGGCCGGCATGCTCGTGCACGTCACCGCCACGGGCCTCCTGTGGCAGCTGGGTGGCGACCTGACGACGTGGACGGAGTTCAGCACCTCAGGCGCGACAGGGCCAACCGGCCCGCAAGGATCCACGGGTGGCGTCGGTGCCACGGGCGTCGCCGGTGCGACCGGCCCGACTGGCGCTCAGGGCGAATCCATCACCGGACCGCAAGGCGTTCAGGGTGTGACCGGCCCGACCGGAAGCGTGGGTGCCACAGGCTCGGTCGGCTCCACGGGCGCCGTCGGATCGACAGGGCCGACAGGACCTCAGGGCGACATTGGAGGCACAGGTGCGACAGGCCCGACCGGTGCACAGGGCAGCTCGGGCGCGCAGGGCGCCACGGGAGCGACGGGGCCGACCGGCTCGTCTGGAGCCGTCGGCGACACCGGCGCCACCGGCCCGACAGGTCCCACAGGCGCTCAAGGCGAGCAAGGCATAGCAGGCGTCACCGGCCCGACCGGACCAACCGGTGCCGTTGGCGCGCAGGGCGACGTTGGCGCGACAGGTGCCACAGGCCCGACGGGTGCTCAAGGCCTGATCGGCGAGACCGGCCCAACGGGCGCCCAAGGCGAGCAAGGCGTCACCGGACCAACAGGTGCCAGCGGCACCCAAGGTGTGACAGGCCCAACCGGGTCGCAAGGTGAGCAAGGCGTGACAGGCCCAACTGGTGCCACGGGCGCGCAGGGCGACATCGGCAACATAGGGCCAACCGGGCCAACCGGATCACAGGGTGACGTGGGCGCAACTGGCGCGACCGGGCCAACAGGTTCTGTTGGCAGCCAGGGCGTGACTGGGCCGACGGGTGCGACCGGTGCCCAAGGTGACGAGGGCGTGACCGGCCCGACAGGCGCCACCGGTGATCAAGGCGTGACAGGGCCAACGGGTGCCGTTGGAAGCCAAGGTGAGGTCGGTGCGACTGGCCCGACCGGCTCGCAGGGTGAGCAAGGTGTCACCGGCCCAACGGGCAGCACAGGCCCGCAGGGCTCCGTTGGTGCCACAGGCGCCACCGGCCCGACCGGCGCCCAAGGTGATCAGGGTGTGACCGGCCCAACCGGTGCCACTGGCGACCAAGGCGCAGTCGGCAACACAGGCCCGACTGGCAGCACGGGACCCCAGGGCGACGTTGGATCGACCGGGCCAACCGGAGCCCAGGGCGACGTTGGCTCCACAGGACCAACCGGGCCTACTGGCGCACAAGGCGATCAAGGTGTGACCGGCCCAACCGGCGCCGTCGGCTCGCAAGGCGTCACAGGACCGACTGGCGCGACTGGCAGCACAGGGCCACAAGGATCGGTCGGCGACGTCGGTGCAACAGGCCCGACCGGCGAGCAAGGATTGCAGGGCGTGACCGGGCCGACAGGCTCAACAGGTCCGCAAGGTGACCAAGGCGTCACCGGGCCAACTGGCGCTGTCGGTTCACAAGGCGAAGTCGGATCGACCGGGCCTACTGGGCCGACAGGCAGCACCGGGCCGCAAGGCGTGGTCGGTGACACAGGATCCGTCGGTGCCACCGGGCCGACAGGGCCGACAGGAGCTGTGGGATCGCAAGGCGTGCAAGGCGACGTGGGCGCAACAGGACCGACAGGGGCGACGGGTGCCCAAGGCGACGTCGGGTCGACAGGACCAACGGGGCCAACCGGAGCGCAGGGGGCGACTGGCGACACGGGATCCGTGGGCGCGACCGGTGCCACAGGGCCGACCGGGCCGACTGGCAGTCAAGGCTCCCAAGGCGTGACAGGACCAACCGGCGCAACAGGCCCGACAGGCATGGCCGGCGTCGGGTTTAGCGACGGAGACAAGGGCGACATCACGATCTCGAGCAGCGGCACGGTGCTGACGATCGACAACGACGCCGTCACGTACGCGAAAATTCAAAACGTCTCCGCCACCGACCGCCTGCTCGGTCGCTCGTCTGCTGGTGCAGGCGACGTGGAGGAGATCACCTGCACGTCGTTTGGTCGGTCGCTGATCGACGACGCCGACGCCGCAGCGGC